TCAAGGATGAGACCTATCCATCAATAAAAGCCGCCAGGGCCATCAACGCACGTGATGACTGGTTTAAGTGCTACTCAGGGCCATTTTTCGCGGCTTTGGGTGAACAGTTATTTGAACAAGAAGAGTTCATTAAGACCGTACCGGTACTAGAGAGACCGGATGATTTGCTAGAGGCCCTGTGGGACCTCAACGGTCACGTGCGAAACAATGACGCAACGTCGTATGAGGCCCATTTTAAAGAAGTTATCATGGAGGCAATAGAGTTCAATGTATACAGGGGTGCGGCCGGTAAAAGCACCGACGTCATCCAGAAAGTTGAAACTATAATCGCAGTCTTAAAGGGCAAGCAGCGATTGGTGTTCAAGAATGTGGTCGCCGTGTTGGAGGCCACACGTATGAGCGGAGAAATGAATACCAGCTCCGGCAATGGAGTTACGACGAAATTACTCACTACCTTCATCGCCTGGATAAGGCGCGTCATAGTGAAGATGAGAGCCGAAGGGGACGACAACCTTTCAAATTGGGCTCGAGACGATCTGGTACCTACAGAAGAGGACTGGATCGAGTTGGGATGGCTTATGAAAGTAGAGAAGCCGAGGAGCGTTTGTGATGCAAGTTTCTGTGGAAACGTGTTCGCTCTTGATGACAAAATCGTGGTCACAGACCCACGTACAGCGCTAGCCAATTTTGGGTGGACGAACAAGAAATATGTTCAGTCCAGTAGGCCGGTGCTTCTGCAATTGTTACGTTCAAAGGGATTGTCCATGGCCCATCAGTACAACGGATGCCCGCTTCTTGCGGCATTCGGACGCAGAATAGTAGAACTCACAAAAAACGTCAGGTTGCGTGAGTCAATAATTAACAATATGGAACAATACAAGAGGGAGCAATTTAGAAGATATATGAAGACACCTCTTCCTGACGAAATCAAACCCCCCATGATGACAAGGTTACTGGTAGAACAGCTATATAACATATCAATAGAAGACCAGATATCATTTGAAGAGGGGTGCCAGACGCTGCAGTTGGACTGCAGATTACACTTTGAATTTATCTCTCCACCGTTGTGGAGTCAGTTTTACGACCAGTATACGGAGGTTGTGGGGACCGAGTGGATCCCCCCCTTCACGGAAGATAAAGACCGATTGAGAGAGTTCTTAGAAGGGTTTGGCAAGCACACCGAAGGATTTAACAGCGACTACTTTAGGCGGTAGTGCCATTAGGCGGGCAAAGCTCGTCGGACCAGTACTTCGGACCGCGGATAGACG